TTAAAACAGCGGATGGGTACCCCACCATCCGACCCACTGGGTGTAGTACTCTGGTACTTCGTACCTTTGTACGCCTGTTCTTCCCATTGTACCCTTCCTGAACTTCCAACCCAAGTAACGTTAGAAGCTCAACATTTAGTACAACAGGAAGCACCACATCCAGTGGTGTTTAGTACAAGCACTTCTGTTTCCCCGGAGCGAGGTATAGGCTGTACCCACTGCCAAAAACCTTTAACCGTTATCCGCCAACCAACTACGTAAAAGCTAGTAGTATTATGTTTTTAACTAGGCGTTCGATCAGGTGGATTTCCCCTCCACTAGTTTGGTCGATGAGGCTAGGAATTCCCCACGGGTGACCGTGTCCTAGCCTGCGTGGCGGCCAACCCAGCTTATGCTGGGACGCCTTTTTATAGACATGGTGTGAAGACTCGCATGTGCTTGGTTGTGATTCCTCCGGCCCCTGAATGCGGCTAACCTTAACCCTGGAGCCTTGTGTCACAAACCAGTGATGATAAGGTCGTAATGAGCAATTCCGGGACGGGACCGACTACTTTGGGTGTCCGTGTTTCTTATTTTTCTTATTATTGTCTTATGGTCACAGCATATATATAACATATACTGTGATCATGGGCGCTCAAGTTTCAACACAGAAAAGTGGATCTCATGAGAATCAAAATATATTAACTAATGGATCTAATCAAACCTTCACAGTTATTAATTATTACAAAGATGCAGCTAGTTCATCTTCAGCTGGACAATCTTTTTCAATGGATCCATCTAAGTTCACAGAGCCAGTCAAAGATTTAATGTTGAAGGGGGCACCAGCACTGAATTCACCGAATGTTGAAGCATGTGGTTACAGTGATAGGGTTCAACAAATCACCCTGGGCAATTCCACCATAACTACTCAGGAAGCAGCTAACGCAATTGTGTGTTACGCTGAGTGGCCTGAGTACCTGTCAGATAATGATGCTAGTGATGTAAATAAAACATCAAAACCAGACATTTCTGTATGTAGATTTTACACATTAGATAGCAAAACATGGAAAGCTACTTCCAAAGGCTGGTGTTGGAAGTTGCCCGATGCTCTTAAGGACATGGGAGTATTTGGCCAGAATATGTTTTACCATTCACTTGGTAGAACAGGTTACACAATACATGTACAGTGCAATGCTACCAAATTTCATAGTGGCTGCCTATTGGTTGTGGTTATCCCAGAACACCAATTAGCATCTCATGAGGGAGGAACAGTTTCAGTTAAATACAAGTACACACATCCAGGAGATCGAGGTATTGATCTAGACACTGTTGAAGTTGCAGGTGGCCCTACCAGCGACGCCATCTACAACATGGACGGAACTCTTCTAGGCAATCTTTTGATTTTCCCTCACCAATTTATAAATTTGAGGACAAACAACACTGCTACAATAGTTGTTCCTTATATCAATTCAGTACCTATTGACTCAATGACCAGACACAACAATGTATCACTGATGGTTGTTCCAATAGCTCCACTTAATGCACCCACTGGATCTTCTCCTACATTACCTGTGACTGTTACAATTGCACCAATGTGCACAGAATTTACTGGTATTAGATCTAGATCCATTGTACCACAAGGGTTACCCACTACTACCCTTCCAGGATCTGGTCAATTTCTCACTACAGATGACAGACAATCACCAAGTGCCTTACCTAGTTATGAACCTACACCGAGGATACATATTCCAGGGAAAGTGAGAAATTTATTAGAGATAATACAAGTGGGTACATTGATTCCAATGAACAACACAGGAACAAATGATAATGTCACAAATTACCTCATACCACTGCATGCAGATAGACAAAATGAGCAGATATTTGGCACAAAACTCTACATTGGTGATGGTGTTTTCAAGACTACTTTATTGGGTGAAATAGCTCAGTACTACACACACTGGTCTGGATCTCTTAGAATTTCACTCATGTACACAGGACCAGCCCTATCCAGTGCAAAGATCATTTTAGCATACACTCCCCCTGGCACGCGTGGTCCAGAAGATAGAAAGGAAGCAATGTTGGGAACACATGTTGTATGGGATATTGGCTTACAATCCACCATAGTTATGACCATTCCATGGACATCAGGTGTACAATTTAGATACACAGACCCTGATACTTATACTAGTGCTGGGTATCTATCATGCTGGTATCAGACATCACTCATACTTCCACCACAAACCAGTGGTCAAGTCTACCTTTTATCTTTTATCAGTGCTTGTCCTGATTTCAAACTTAGATTAATGAAAGACACACAAACCATCTCGCAGACTGATGCTTTGACAGAGGGTCTTAGTGACGAGTTGGAGGAAGTCATTGTCGAGAAAACTAAACAGACATTGGCCTCAGTCTCCTCAGGACCTAAGCACACTCAGAGTGTTCCTGCTCTAACTGCTAATGAAACAGGTGCCACACTCCCCACACGACCATCAGACAACGTGGAAACTAGAACTACTTACATGCATTTCAATGGTTCAGAAACAGATGTAGAGAGCTTCCTCGGCAGAGCAGCTTGTGTGCATGTGACAGAAATCAAAAACAAGAACGCAGCTGGCTTGGATAATCACAGGAAGGAGGGGTTGTTCAATGATTGGAAAATTAACCTTTCAAGTCTTGTCCAGCTTAGAAAGAAGTTAGAACTCTTTACTTATGTCAGATTTGACTCAGAATACACTATTCTGGCCACGGCTTCACAACCAGAGGCGTCCAGTTATTCCAGCAATCTAACAGTCCAGGCAATGTATGTGCCTCCCGGTGCACCTAACCCTAAGGAATGGGATGATTACACATGGCAAAGTGCTTCTAACCCCAGTGTGTTTTTCAAAGTTGGTGAGACATCCAGGTTTAGTGTCCCTTTTGTAGGCATAGCATCAGCATATAATTGTTTTTATGATGGGTACTCACATGATGATCCAGACACTCCTTATGGCATAACAGTACTAAATCACATGGGTAGCATGGCATTCAGAGTGGTTAATGAACATGATGTTCATACCACGATTGTGAAAATTAGAGTTTACCACAGAGCCAAACATGTGGAAGCATGGATTCCAAGAGCACCTAGAGCCTTGCCATACGTGTCTATTGGACGCACTAACTACCCCAGAGATTCAAAAACAATAATAAAGAAGAGGACAAACATAAAAACATATGGGCTAGGACCCAGGTTTGGTGGGGTTTTCACAAGCAATGTGAAAATAATAAATTACCACCTTATGACTCCAGATGATCACCTAAACTTAGTAGCCCCTTACCCAAATAGAGATTTAGCAGTAGTTGCTACTGGAGCACATGGAGCAGAAACTATCCCCCACTGCAACTGCACATCCGGTGTTTACTACTCCAGATATTACAGGAAGTTCTATCCCATCATTTGTGAGAGACCCACTAACATCTGGATTGAGGGTAGCTCGTACTACCCAAGTAGATACCAAGCTGGAGTAATGAAAGGTGTTGGACCAGCAGAACCAGGAGACTGTGGTGGGATACTTAGATGTATACATGGCCCCATCGGATTGTTAACAGCTGGTGGAGGCGGTTATGTCTGTTTTGCAGACATAAGACAATTGGATTTCATTGCTGATGAGCAGGGCCTAGGTGATTACATTACCAGTTTAGGGAGAGCATTTGGCACTGGTTTTACTGATCAAATCTCAGCAAAGGTTTGTGAACTTCAGGATGTTGCAAAAGATTTTCTAACAACAAAGGTATTATCCAAGGTAGTAAAAATGATTTCAGCCCTAGTCATCATCTGTAGAAACCATGATGATCTAGTTACTGTTACTGCTACCTTAGCCCTACTAGGATGTGATGGGTCTCCCTGGAGGTTCCTCAAAATGTACATATCAAAACATTTTCAAGTACCTTACATTGAAAGACAAGCAAATGATGGCTGGTTCAGAAAATTTAATGATGCTTGCAACGCTGCAAAGGGATTGGAATGGATTGCTAATAAAATTTCAAAACTCATAGAATGGATCAAAAACAAGGTTCTGCCCCAAGCCAGGGAAAAGCTTGAGTTTTGTAGCAAACTAAAGCAACTAGACATATTAGAGAGACAAATAGCATCCATACATGACTCGAATCCCACTCAAGAGAAAAGAGAGCAGCTATTTAACAATGTTTTGTGGTTAGAACAAATGTCACAAAAATTCTCACCCTTATATGCCTCAGAAGCAAAGAGAATCAGGGACCTCAAAAACAAGATCACTAATTACATGCAGTTTAAGAGTAAGCAAAGAACTGAGCCAGTGTGTGTTTTAATACACGGCACACCAGGTTCTGGCAAATCACTAACTACATCCATTGTGGGCCGCGCATTGGCAGAACATTTTAATTCATCTGTTTATTCTTTACCTCCTGATCCAAAACATTTTGATGGTTACCAGCAACAAGAGGTGGTTATTATGGATGACTTGAACCAAAACCCAGACGGACAGGATATTAGTATGTTTTGTCAAATGGTCTCATCAGTAGATTTCTTACCACCCATGGCTAGTTTAGACAATAAAGGAATGTTGTTTACTAGTAACTTTGTGTTGGCCTCAACCAATTCAAACACTCTAAGTCCCCCCACTATCTTGAACCCAGAAGCTCTGATTAGACGGTTTGGATTTGATTTGGATATTTGCATGCACAGCACATACACAAAGAATGGTAAGTTGAATGCAGCAATGGCAACCAGTTTGTGTAAAGATTGTCACCAGCCTTCAAATTTTAAAAAATGTTGCCCATTAGTCTGTGGCAAAGCTATCAGTTTGGTAGATAGGGTCTCTAATGTTAGATTTAGTATTGATCAATTAGTTACTGCCATCATAAATGATTACAAAAATAAGGTGAAAATTACAGATTCACTTGAAGTGTTATTTCAAGGGCCTGTGTACAAGGACCTGGAAATTGATATATGTAATACACCTCCACCCGAGTGTATCAGTGACTTATTGAAATCAGTAGATTCAGAGGAAGTCAGAGAATATTGCAAGAAAAAGAAATGGATTATTCCACAAATTTCCACTAACATAGAAAGGGCAGTTAACCAAGCAAGTATGATAATCAATACAATTTTGATGTTTGTCAGTACATTAGGTATAGTTTATGTCATATACAAACTTTTTGCTCAGACACAAGGACCTTACTCTGGGAATCCAGTTCATAACAAACTCAAACCACCCACTTTAAAACCAGTTGTGGTACAAGGGCCTAATACAGAGTTTGCTTTGTCCTTACTCAGGAAAAATATACTCACAATCACCACAGAGAAAGGGGAATTCACTAGTTTGGGTATTCATGATCGTATCTGTGTCTTACCAACACATGCCCAACCAGGTGATAATGTCCTCGTGAATGGACAGAAAATCCAAATTAAAGACAAATACAAACTAGTAGATCCAGATAATACTAATTTAGAACTCACCATAATAGAGTTAGACAGGAATGAAAAATTCAGGGATATTAGGGGTTTCATATCAGAGGATTTGGAAGGATTAGATGCTACTTTAGTAGTGCACTCCAATGGATTTACTAATACTATATTAGATGTAGGACCAATAACCATGGCTGGACTTATAAATTTAAGTAATACACCAACAACCAGGATGATCCGCTATGACTACCCAACAAAAACAGGGCAGTGCGGGGGTGTGTTGTGCACAACAGGAAAAATATTTGGAATACATGTTGGTGGTAATGGTAGACGAGGATTTTCAGCACAACTCAAAAAGCAATACTTTGTGGAGAAACAGGGATTAATTGTATCTAAACAAAAGGTGAGAGATATTGGTCTAAACCCAATAAACACACCCACCAAAACCAAGCTTCATCCTAGTGTGTTTTACAATGTGTTCCCTGGAAGCAAACAACCCGCTGTGCTCAATGACAATGACCCTAGACTTGAAGTGAAATTAGCTGAATCTTTGTTTTCAAAGTATAAAGGTAATGTCCAGATGGAACCGACTGAAAACATGCTGATAGCTGTAGATCATTATGCAGGGCAGTTGATGTCATTAGATATCTCTACTAAAGAGCTAACACTAAAAGAAGCACTGTATGGAGTAGATGGCTTAGAACCAATAGATGTAACAACCAGTGCAGGATACCCCTATGTTAGTTTAGGGATAAAGAAGAGAGACATATTAAACAAAGAAACTCAAGATGTAGAGAAAATGAAGTTTTACTTAGATAAATATGGAATAGACTTGCCATTAGTTACATACATAAAAGATGAGCTCAGGAGCGTAGACAAAGTGCGCTTGGGAAAGAGCAGACTGATTGAAGCTTCTAGTTTAAATGATTCTGTCAACATGAGAATGAAACTAGGTAACCTGTACAAAGCTTTTCACCAAAATCCAGGTATAATAACAGAATCTGCAGTGGGATGTGATCCAGATGTCTTTTGGTCTGTTATACCTTGTTTAATGGATGGACATTTGATGGCATTTGATTATTCAAACTTTGATGCGTCTCTTTCACCAGTCTGGTTTGAATGTTTAGAGAAAGTTTTAAATAAGTTAGGCTTTAAACAACCCTCATTAATACAGTCAATTTGCAATACACACCATATTTTTAGAGATGAAATTTATAGAGTAGAGGGAGGTATGCCATCAGGTTGTTCAGGAACCAGTATATTCAATTCCATGATAAACAACATAATTATCAGAACATTAATTTTGGATGCTTATAAAGGCATAGACCTTGATAGTCTCAGAATACTAGCTTATGGTGATGACTTAATAGTTTCATACCCCTTTGAACTAGATTCTAACATTTTGGCAGCAATAGGGAAAAATTATGGTTTAACTATTACTCCACCTGATAAGTCAGATGCATTTACAAAAATAACATGGGAAAACATTACATTCCTTAAAAGGTATTTTAGACCTGACCCACAGTTTCCCTTTTTGATCCATCCAGTAATGCCAATGCAAGATATCTATGAGTCAATCAGATGGACAAGGGATCCAAGGAATACTCAAGATCATGTTAGATCACTATGCATGCTAGCTTGGCATTCAGGTGAGAAAGACTACAATGATTTCATAACCAAGATCAGAACAACAGACATTGGCAAATGTCTTAATCTACCTGAATACAGTGTCCTGCGTAGACGCTGGTTGGATTTATTTTAAATAAATAGATAATATAGACATTTAGTTTGAATAGAAATAGATGTT